ATTTCCAAGCAATTATGAGTTTTGGTATCAATGGTGCATGTGGCAGGATATTTCTGGCGAATCTTTTACTCTTTGGTGGAGAAAAGACCAGAAAGATTCTTTACAGACACCGATTGAAATGTATATGTTGGATTCAACGCTTATTACGGTGGTGTTGACTCCGACTAGATACCCTTCGTATAGGTTATCGACCCCTTCTTATGGTTTTAGTAAAGAAAACCCATTAGAAGCGCACCAAGTCATGCACATCAAAGAAGCTGCGTGGCAAGGCTCCAGCGGTTTTAATAAAGGCATCCTAGCGACTGAATTGGTTGCGTTAGACCAAGATATTGACGTTTACGCCAACTTTGTAATGCAAAACGGCGCAAAGCCTTCTGGTATTTTTAGCACTACCCAAGTAATTCCCGATGCTAAATATAAAGAAATTGCGTCAAGGTTAAAAGAAACGTGGAACGCTATGACGGGTTCGCGTTCTGCCGACCCTAGCAAAGCTGGTCAAGGCATGTTGTTAGACCAAGGCATGACTTATACGCCCGTGGATATGCTGACCTTGCAAGATGCTCAAACGGCACAATTAAAAATTCAAACCATGAAGCGGATTTGTGGTTTATTTGGCGTTCCCCCTGCTATGTTGGGTATTGACGACCAGAAATACAATAATACTCAAACGATGCTAGACGAATTCCACAAAACAACGATGTATCCGATGATTATCAATATCGAGCAAAAGTTAAAACAACATTTGCTGCGCGGATACCCTAATTTATACGTTCGGTTTGATACTAAAGATTTCCTAAAAGGCGCTCCGTTAGACCAGATGAATTTTGTGTCTGCCGGTGTTAAAGCTGGAATTATGACTCCCAACGAAGCGCGGGAATATATGAATATGCCCCGTATTGATGGCGGGGATGAATTAATTTCGTCAGATAAACAAATTGAGCCAATTCCGGGCAGCAGTCCACAAGATACCGGCGGCGGTGGTGGTAATCAGACTCGTCGAATGAATATTGGAACGACATGAATCTGTTAAAAAAAGCGTTATCTATACTTACTTCACAGATTCGTCAATCTGATGTTAAACTCGGCGTAAGTAGAAAACCCCACAAGATAACAGATGATAATCAATCGCTTAAAAATGGGGTAATCAATGAAAAATCTACTTCTGGTTTGCGAGGCAAAAGTAAATCTGGAGCAAAGCGCGGACGAAAGCCAAAGTCCGTCAGGTAAGATTGAAGCTAGGGTTACGACTTGGGGTGCGCGTGAAGGCGCGGACGGTCGGAAATTCTATTACAAGCCAGAGGGTTTTCAATCTTGGGCAGATGAGTTTTCACAATCCGGAAAACCTTTGCCGATGTTTCTGAACCATAACGACATGGGTATGCCTGTCGGTGAATGGACAGAATTCAATTTTGACGATGAAGGAATGACTGCAAACGGTCGTATTTATACGAATACTGTTGGCGGTTCAGACCTTTATACGGTTCTCAAAGAATCTCCTAATTTGTTTGGCGGTGTTTCTGTCGGCGCTTACGCTGAAGATGCCATGATGGTTAATGCCGATGGCGAAGAAGCACAAGATGATGATGAAGCATACTTCCAAATTACTAAAGGTGGTTTGCGTGAAGTATCTGTCGTCATGTATCCAAACAATCCCAATGCCGGAATTCACAAATTAGAATTTGCTGAATTAACCGAGCGCAAAATCGAGAAAATCCTGCGGGATGCCGGGTTTTCACGTAAAGATGCGGCCACCGCGTCTAGTTCTCTCAGGGAATATGTCAAGCGGGATGCTGACGTAAAAACTGAGGATTCCCCAACTCAGCGGGATGCTGATGCGGTGGTAAACGAAGCCGAAGAAATTTTACGTGCGTTACAAGTGCGTGAACTTTCTAAGGAAATCTCCAAACGCATTAAATAAAGGACTATCATGAAAGAAGTCATTGAAAAACTGGATGCCATTGAAGCGGCTAATGTCGCTAAAGTGGAAGAAATCAAAGGCGAAGTTGCTAAGTCGCTGGAAGAAGTCAAAACCCAAGTAACCGAGCAAGTCGCTGCGCTGGAAGCCAAAGTTGCCGCGATTCAAGCTCCGGCGGTTGTCAAAATCGCTAAGAGCGTTCGGGAAGATGTTAACCGTTCGGTCAAAGAACAACTCCGCGATTTCTACAAATCTAGCCGTTCGCTGGAAAAAGAAATCAAGATGTTTGCGGATGAAAGCCAATACGATGCTTTCCTGAAGGAAGCTTCGACCCTGACTGGTTCCGGCGCTGGCATCGGCGGTCGCACTGCTTATGACCCCGTGTTTGTTCCGCTGCGTCTTGCTAACCCGATGCGTGGTGTTTCGCGCAATGTCTCGACCGAAGGCGCAACGTATCAGTTCCGCGCTAAAGTCGGCAATGCTGGCCCGGCGTGGGGTTACACCATTCAGAACAACGGTGCGGCAACGACTGAAGCCACGAACATCTGGCAACTGACGCTGCAAGACCTGAACGTCCAATTCCCCATCCGCACTGCGGCTCTGGACGACATTGACGGTCTGGAAAGCAACGTGGTTTCGGACATGCTGGTTGAGTTCTCGCAAGCTGAAGCACTGTCGATGATTAAGAACGACGACCAAGATGCAGGTGCGGCTTATGGCGGCACGAACGGTCTGCGCGGTCTGAATCAATACGGCGGCGCTGCTGCAACGTATTCGCCGGGTGAAATCACTGTTGCCGATTTCGGCACTAGCGGCACTGGTTCCTCGTCTGGTCTGCATGACATCGCAACGTATGACCAGTTGACGACTAACGCTGCTGGCTCGGCAAACAACGTCAATTACAAAGACCTGATTAACTTTATTTACAACCTGCCGCAGCAGTATTGGACTCCGGGTTGTAAGTTTGTTATTAACCCGCTGATGCTGGCTGGTATCCGTGGTCTGGTTGACGATAACGGCACCCCGGTGTTTGAGCGTATGTCGCCGCTGGAAACCGACGGTATTGTTGGTCGGCTGCTTGGCTTCGATGTTGTCGTGAATAAATATCTAGACAATCCGACCGCACCGGACGCTTCGCCCGGCACGACTTCCCTGTATCCGATGTATTTCGGTGACTGGAGCCGTGGGCATACCATCGTTGACCGGCTGAACATGGTTCTGCGTCGCTACGACCAGACCTTGCCGGGTTTCATCACGTTCTACGGTGAAAAGCGTCTCTGCACCAGCGTGGTTGACCCCTTCAGCATCATTCGGTATCGCTCGACCGCTACCGGGGCGTAATAAAGGCGGGGAGGCAGGGAAACCTGCTTCCCCTCTTTTAAATAAAACGAGATTGGATAATTTATGAGCCTGATTCTTGATGCAGTTAAAAAGACACTGAAAGAAGGTGAAGCTACCGTAAATCTTGCGGAAGCATCGACCTTAACCGCTTCGGGTTCAGGTGTCGGTGGTCGAGTTATTTATGACGATGCGTTCGCTGCTTTGCGTTACGCTAACCCTATTCGCATGATGAGCCGAGTTATCACGACTATCGGTTCAGATGAAGCCTTTGTTGTCAAAACTGGTAACGCTACCGTAATTCAAACTGGTTCTACTAACCCGTGGGGATACGGCGTAAAGAATAACGTCGGTAATTACGGCGCTTCGTTTTGGCAGATTTCGCTGAAATGTATTAACGCTGTTGTGCCGATTCGGACTGCTGTTATGTCCGACATTGATGGTCTTGAAGAAACGATTGTTGAAGATATTGCGTTGGAATTTGCTCAACAAGAAGGTTTGAGCATGGTTCTTAACAATGACCTTTCTACCGGAACTGCTACGCCGCAAACTGGTAGCACCGATGGTCTGCGCGGATTGAATTTCTACACTGGCTCGACCAGTGCTGCATCGTTTGGCACTAGCGGTTCCGCTGATACGAATGGTAGGCATACCATGCTGCAAGTAGCGCAAGCTAGTGCTGCTTCTGTCGGTTATAACGACATTATGAATCTTGCATCTGCATTGCCTTCGCAGTATTGGAACAATCCTTCGACTGCTTGGATGATGCACCCGACGACGATTAAGAATCTGCGTGAATTGCGCGACGACCAACAACTGCCGCTGTTCCTTGATATTGGCGAAGTTGACGGTTACTCAGTTGGACATATTGCCGGTTTCCCTGTAATTCCGAATCCGTATATGGATGTTGCCGGAAGCGGTAAATTCCCTGTTTATCTTGCAGCTTGGAATCGTTTTGTAACGATTGCGGATAACGCGGAAATAAAACTGCAAATGCTGGAACAAACTGCGCCCGGTTTTGTTACTTTGTATGCCGAAAAGCGCACTTGCTCCACCATTCGGGATGTATTCGCGGGAGTTCGACTCTACGGCGTTTAATAGGGGTTGCAAATGTCTGTTGATAACATAACACCAGCACAAATATTTGCGGCAAATCGCAATCCCTATAATTACGCGAAAATAGAACAAGTTAGCCGTGATTTAGTAACTGAATGGTTAAGTCTTGAGCAAATCACTCAACAGTTAAATCTTGTTGATGATGAAAGTCAGGATTCTTATTTAAGCAATTTGGAATTAGCGACTCGGTTTGCGATTGAGGACTATCTTGGTATTTCGATGTTCTCAACGCAATACCGTATTTATTACGGCAATCCGGGCTTTTTTAGTAATGCTATTTATTTAGACTTGCCGGAAGTATCTATCGGCAATTCTGGCGTTACTATTAACGAAGTCAAATGCTACATTGGCGACCCCAATCCTGCGCCGGTAACTGTTAGCAATACCCAATACTATTACGACCCCACAGGTAATCGTGTTGTCGTAAAAAGTGTTCCAAATAGCATTAGCCAAGTAATCGCTAATCCGCTGCAAGTTCTTTACACGGTTCCGGCTAACTTTATTGCTCAGTATCCAGTGGTTCAACAAGCTGGTTTATTGATGTTGACCCATTTATACAACAATCGAAGCAATACGACCGAAACAAAATTAAACCCGATTCCATTCGGTGTTGAACAATTACTGCGGCCCTATAAATCGCTGGTGATGTAATGGGCATTGTCAGATACGAAAATCTTACGGTTAAAAATGTTGTTAATTCGACAAATTCAGTTGGCGAATATACAACGACATTAACTGATTGGTTTTTGACCCGTGGTTTAGTGCATGATGTGGCTAATACTTTACGAATTTCAGAACGATACAGAGCGTATTCTGATTTAGTAAATATTACTTTAAATTACACACCAAATACTAAACAAATGGTGGACAATCAGAACTTATATGCTATTAATTGGCGCGGGTTTGATTGGCGCATTACTGACGTTCGGGAATCAAACGACCGGATGAAAATTACCTTTTTATGTTATCGCAATGACCCGACGGTTCCGGTATGACACAGCAAAATCCTGTTGATTACGCTACCGCGATTCAATACCAACTTGCGGATATTTGCGACCCGTATCCAACGTATGCCAATTTCAATAGAAATTACGCTACGGAATCGACTTTCGTAACTTGGCAGTTGCGGAATATCCACCAGCCGGTTTATACGGGGCAAACGCAAAATAACAAAGGTATAGATACACCCGTATTTCAAATTAGTTTGTTTTCCCAAAGTTTCAACGATGCGTTAAACTTGAGCAATACAGTATTACAAGAATTGCATGGCTATTCTGGACAATTTGGCGGCGAATCGGGATTTTTTATTGCTAAAGCTGACGTTGTTTGGCTTTACAATTCATACGATAATGAGCTTGGTTTAAACCAAATTTTCTTAGATTGCACAATATATGTTCCAACATAAAACAAGACTTTTATTAACTTTTTCAAGGAATTAAAAAATGGCTCTTATTGATAAAGTCTTGCCCGGTTATGTTGCGACCCTCTGGTGTCAAGATGATGCTACCCCCACCCCACTGACCGACGCGCAACTGTCAACTTGGGCGTCTCAAGTCGAAACCATTATCGGCACTTCGGCCGGCGGCACCGGCACTGCTGGTATTCAAGTTCCGGTTGAGGCAATTCCCTCTTTTGGTGCGGATGATGCTTCGGCGGCTTACTCGGTTGCTGGCGCTCGGACTGGCGCGAAAATCACCACGCAAAACCAAGTGACTTCGCTGACCATTACTGCGGCATGGAATCCGGCTGACACCGCGCAATTGTTAATCCGCGACGATGGTTACAGCGGCACGATTATCCGCACTTACGTTATCGCGGTTTATGATGGCACTGATACCGTTGCGTATGCCTTCAATGCTCGCGTTGGCGGTCTGCAATGGGATATGTCGCCCTCTGCAGAAGGCAAGTTTATTTTTACAATTCACCCCGTTGGCGGTAACAGCTACGGCTGGTCTAACAACTAAAAGAGAAAAAATGACAACGACAATACAAAACAGCAATGACCTGTTTAGTTATTTAGTGACCCAAGCCAATTCTGGAACAAAGAATTGGTTTGGGTTTCACCAACAAAGAATTGCGGGAATCAATATCGCGTATGAAATTGCAAAATATCATGCCGATAAAATGAGCCCTGAAGAAGTGGCCGAATATGCAAAACGGCTAAATGACGCTATATACGACAAAATGATAAAGGTAACGACATGACATTTTCACAAAAATTAGGCGCGTCTTATGACGCTGTAAAAGATAAAGCTAAAATCAAAAAAATTACTATTGATGCCGGCGAAGCATCGTTTAATTTGCGCGTTAGAATTCCTTTAAAAAGCGAAATTGAGCAAATTACAGAAAGTATTACTACACCTGCGGATGAAAAAGTAGAAGCTATTTATAAAAAATATTCTGAACCTTTGTTGGAAACAATTAAAGAATCCGGCGAAGATTTATTAAAAGCAATTAACAAAGAAAAAGAAACCATTGTTTTTAAAGATAATGATATTGAAGTAAACGGAACTTCATTGCGTCAAGTTGCAAGTATGACTGCGATGTATGAAACGCGAGTAGAAAAATATTTTCATTTATTGCAATCCGAAAACGGAGAGCCAATTAATGAAACGTATGAGCAAATTGCCGCAGAATTTCCAGAATCAATCGTTAAAATTATTTTAGATGAAATTGATAAAGCGATTAAACCTGATTACAACACGGCAAAAAAAAACTAAGAAGGTCATTGCGTAGGCAAGTATTAGCTGCAATGGTTTTTAATGGGCATACCGAGGAATATGTTAACCAACTGGATGAAGAACTTTTTACGGAAATTCAAGTTATGTATTCAGATGGAATCCTTGGAACTAAAAGTGTTTACGACGCATTAGCCCCTGTTACAACGGCGCTTTTTAACTATTTGCGCCCCGCAAATGCACCGGCCTACAAGGTCGATAAAATATTCCCGTGGGTAACGGAATATTCTCAAAATCCCGATTTTGAATTACCAAAAGCCGAAGCTGTAAATCAAGGGCTTAAAGCGTTTATGTCGCAAGCGCGGGGATTTAAACCAGAGGCATTTGCAAATGGCTGATAACGGTCAATCCTATGTTTCTGGTTTTGATGGCTTATATAAAGCTATGGAAGAACTTTCCGAAGAAATTGGAAAAGGGAAAACTGATTCAATTTGGCGTAAAGCATTAAAAAATTCAATGCAGCCTGTATTGGAATCCGCAAAGCAACATGCTCCTAAAAAATCTGGTCAATTAGCGGAAAATATTTATTTAGCAGTTCATCGCCCAAAACAAAGAGACAAAAATAGTTCATCGTATCAAGGCGAAATGTTTATGGCGCGGGTTACTTCTAGTCCAATTCGGGAAGATACTGTAAAAAGCTACACAATGGGTAAACGTGGAAAGATTAGAGTTAAATACGAAAATAAAAGACCTGTTCCTGTTTCACAAGAATTTGGAAACGCTAAAACATCCGCGCACCCTTATTTAAGAATTTCATTAGAATCCAATATACAGACTGTCATTAAAAATCTTGGTCATTATTTATGGTCTGAAATTCATTGGGGCAAATATGCCAAGAAGGGATAAAAAATGGCTGTAATTGGTTCTCTTTCGGTAAAACTTGGTCTTGTAACTGTTGAGTGGGATAAAGCAACTAAACAAGCCAAACAACAAGCCCGTGAATTGCAATCTGCGTTAGATGCTCTAACAAATAATTTTAAAGGTTTGGGCAGGATTTGGAATTCTGTTGGTGGTGCTCTTGGCGTTGGTGTTGGTAGTTTTGGCGCTCTTACTGCGTCTGCTTTAGCTTTTAGTAACGAAGTAAATGATATGTCTGAAGGATTTGGGTTATCTATTCCCAAAGTTCTTCAATTCCGCGATGCGGTGCAAACGTCAGGTGGAACTGCGGAAAAAGCTGGTGTAATGATTGGCAAGATGTATCAAATGCTGGAAGAAGCCGGCAGGGGAACTGAAACGGCTATTTCAAAGTTTGAAGCCATTGGAATTTCTTTTAAAGAATTAGAAACATTAACACCAGAAAAAGCATTACAAAGAGTTACTGAGCAAATATCAAAAATAGAAGATGCCTCAAAACGCGCAACTTATACCAGAGAATTTTTTGGTAAAGGTGGAATTGGCGTTAATTTAGCTGGCGTTTCTGAAAAATTAAGAAAAACAACAAAAGATTATGACGAACACGCTGCCGCAATAAAAAAAGTAGGCGAATTTTCAGATAATTTAAAAACGACCATGGACAATCTAAAAATTGCCATGACTGATTTAATTGCGCCATTTACCAATGATGGTTTAATTGGAATCAAAGAATTTAAAGCGTTGCTAATTACTATTGCGGCGGCAGCGACTATTGCGGCGGTAACCAAAATAGTTGGTCAATTTATCATTTTGGCAAAAGCATTAAATGATATTAGAAAATCAACTGCCACAATAAAAGCGATGCAACTTGCCAAAAACCCTGCTGCGGCTTTAGCTGCTGCCGCAGGTGTTACTGCATTAATGGCTGGAGATACAGAATTATATGCTTTAGCTGGTAAAGACAAGGTTGGTGATGCAACCAATGAAGTTGAAAAACCAGAAGATAAAAAAACGGAAGAAGAAGAAAGAAAAAAGATTCAGCGCGATGAATTAGCTGGAGCAAGAGCGCAAATATCAGCCACCAAACAACTTATTGATATTGAAAAACGCAGAAATGATATGCGTATTGAATATCTTGATAAATCAAAATATGCAACGCAAATCAGAGAAATAGATTTTAGATTAGAAGAACAATTAGTTGCTATTAAAGTAGCAGAAGCGGCGGCGCTTTCAAAAAATAATTTAAGTTTGGAACAACGCGGATTAATTTCTGGCAAAGCGCGAAAAGACGAAGAATTAGCAAGGGCAAAAGCGTTTGCAGACCAAAAATTATTAAATGAACAAGCGCAACGCGAATCAGATATTTTAAATCTACAAAACGAATTAAAAGAAAAATCTCGCGTTTTTGATTTTCAAAGAATAGAACTTGATAGAAATAGATATTATCTTACCGAAAGACAATATCAAATAGAACTTTTACGGTTAGAAACCGAAAAGAAAATCAATGAATTAGAAGGACAATTACTGCTTGCAAGAAAGCAAATGGGCGAGGGTTATCAATATCAAAAAGAAAAAGAAAGAATTAATGAGGAAATTGAAAACGAAAAAAGATTGTTTGAGGCGAAAAAGAAAACATTAGATGTTGAGCAACAGCGACGAGAAAGTTTTACGGAAGGATGGGAAAATGCCTACCGTAAATATGTAGAAGATTCCAAAAATTACGCCAAAATGGGTGAAGAATCATTTACATTGGTTGTTGATAATATGAATCAAGCATTATCAAACTTTGTTAATACTGGAAAATTAAACTTTAAAAGTTTAGTTCAATCTATTATTCAAGGTTTAATTCGGATTCAATTACAAATGCAAGCCTCTCAAATGTTTTCAACGGCAAGTAAATTATTTTCTACGGCATTTACTTACGGCACAAATCCATTTTCAGAACAAACAGCAATGTTAGCGGCGCAAACTGCGGGAATGGGCGCATTTGCAAGCGGTGGGATTCCACCTGTCGGTGTTCCTAGTTTAGTTGGCGAAAATGGCCCTGAATTGTTTATCCCTAGAACCGCAGGAACCATTGTTCCTAATCAGCAAATGGCAGGAATGACCGGAACCCCGCAAGTAGTGTATAACGGCCCTTATATTGCGAACATGCAAGCTATTGATACACAGTCTGCGGCGCAATTCTTGGCAAGGAATAAAGAATCTGTATGGGCAGCTAACCAATCGGCATCGCGGTCAGTTCCGCAAAGTAGGTAATTATGAGTTTAAATACTATTCTCGCAATCTCTGAATCGGTTGGAATTAACGACCAGAGGTTTGTCGGTCAAATGTTAAGCCGAAACCAAAGGATTTCAACAAGTGAAATTCTAACGGTAGTTCCTTTTGCTTTTACGATGAAGCCAATGAATTATTTACTGTATTCCGAGAATAGGAATTTGCTTGCGGATTTACGGTATTACGACAAATCATTAACTCAATATCTGAATTTTGGCACTACCGGATGGATTAACTATATTGAGTATCAAGGTGACATGACTTCAGGCCAGATTAGTGCTTGCCAATGGCAAACCGCGTCGGCTAACAAAACGCTTGTTTTGGGTTCTTTACCTTCTATTAGTTCGTCGGCATACATTGTAAGAAAAGGCGATTTTTGTCAGGTTGGTCTTTACTCTTACATTGCGACTTCTGACGTTCAGCGCGGCTCTGGTTCTACCGTAAACATTCCTGTCCATAGGAATCTATTAACGACTGTAACCAGTCCTATCAATGCGGTAATCGGTCAATATGGCACAACGGTTAGCATGGGCGGCAGTTCATATACCGGAACTACTTTCCCTGTAATCCTGCGTGACTATCCTACTTACTCGTTGATGCCAATTACCGATGATTCATTCATTCAATGGTCTGGTAATTTTGTGGCTTTTGAGGCTGTGTTATGAATGTAATTGCGCCGGTTGAGAATACTAATAACATTCGTTACGCACAATTCGTTCGAGTAACGACAGCGGATGAAGTATTTAGATTTGCCACTACTCCCGCACCTATAACGGTTCCTTCAGTTGACGCGCAGCCGTTTAACGCGGTTGGTGTCTTAATTAAAATTGGCGATGCCCAAAGGGATATTAAATCTACCGCAAATGAAACTTCGTTTACTTTGGTTGGAATTGATACCGCAATGCTTGGTTGGGTTCTTAGCTTAAATGTTAAAGGCTCCAAAATTGAAGCATGGAATGGATTTTTTAACACAGATGGAGAGTTAATTACTGGCGGCGGTGATGGCGGTCTTTATAAATTCTTTACTGGTTATGTTTCCTCTTTTGCGATTTCTGAGGAATGGTTAGAAGATGCAAGGCAATTTGTTGGAACAATTACGGTTGCGGCTTCTTCTATTCAGTTAATTCTTCAGAACAGAACAGCAGGACGATATACAAATAATAACTCTTGGCAGTTCTTTAATTCCGGCGATACCAGCATGAATCGCGTTGCGTATGTTTCTACTGTCAATTATTACTTTGGTAAGACGCAATGATTTATAGGGCAACAAAATTTCACAAGCAAATCGTTATTGATTTAATGACGCAGTTCGCTAATGAAAGCCCCGTAGATTATTGCCATGCGTATTCTGATATGGAATACGGGAATAAGTTGCTTGATGAAATCTTTGCTGGCCGTGGTGCAATATTTTTAGCAGATGATTACGGAATTCTAATGTCCATGATTCTTCCGTGTATTTGGTCGGATAAAATCTTTGGATTGCATGAATTAGCTTGGTATGTAAAACCAGAAAATCGTGGTGGAATGGCTGGATATAAATTATTAAAAGAATACAACGAATATGGAGAGTTATTAAAAACTACCGGCAGAATTAAGTATTACACCATGAGCCGATTGGTTACTAGCCCCGATGTGGACTACTCCAGATTCGGTTATCGTAAACAAGACGAAATCTGGATTCAATAATGAAATACATTGCTGCGTTTTTATTGTTGTTTAGTTTTGCAATGCCTGCTTTTGCGGTAGGTAGCGTTATTGCTGCGGCAATATTTGATGTGGCTGTTTCCAGTTTTACTTGGTATATGACAGCAACAGCTTTTGCAATCAATATGGTTGCATCTTCAATAATTTCCAAAGCATTTTTTAGCCCCAATCAAGGCGCACAAGACTTTTCTGGTCAATCCAGAAACCCCGGCAATCGTCAGCAAATTCCGCCAGCAACAGATAACAAATTACCAGTGGTCTATGGCTCTGCGTGGGTAGGTGGAACGATTATTGATTTAAGTATCACGGAAGATAACCAAAATCTTTACTATGTTTTAGCGTTGTCTGAAGTTACTAACAACGGCGCAGACACCATTACTTTTGGTGATATTTATTACGGTGGTAAAAAAGTAGTATTCAACGGCACAAACTTATACAGCGTGGATTCTTTATTGGATGAATCTACCGGAGAAAGCCAGCCTGTAAATGGAAATATTGAGTTTTATCTTTATAACAACGGCGTAAGTTCCCCGCAGAATTCTGGTTTAACTGCAACACAAGTAATGCAATCTAGCGGTCTTGTTTGGCAATGGGATGCAACGCAACAAATGGCAAATTGCGCTTTTGCAATTCTGCATTTAACGTATAACCAAGACCTTAATATACAAGGAATTGAACAAACCAAATTCCAAATAACAAACTCTCGCTATAAACCGGGCGATTGTTTTAATGATTACTTAACCAATACGGTTTATGGCGCGGCCATTCCTGTTAATCAAATTGATACGGCAAGCCTTACTGCTTTAAATACTTATTGCGACGGTTCATTTACATACGAGCCTTATGCTGGTGGTTCTGCTACGCAAGCCCGTTTCCGTTTTGATGGTGTAATCGACACCAATAGAACGATAATGCAAAACCTTCAAGACATGGCATCGTGCTGCGATTGCCTCTTAAAATACAATGAAATCTTGGGAACTTGGGGTGTTGTTGTTCAGTCGCCGACTTACTCGGTAGCGATGAATGTTAACGATAGCAACATGGTATCTGCTATCAGCATTACGCCAATTGATATTGCTGGTTCTTACAATGTTATTGAATGTAAGTTCCCCGACGAAAACAATCAGGACTCTTTTAATTCCTCGACGTTTGACCTTGCTGAGATTGCGCCGGAACTGCTGTTCCAGAATGAGCCAGTAAACAAGCAGTCGGTTTCCTTGCCGTTAGTCAATAACGACGTTCGCGCACAATACCTTGCGAACCGAATGCTTAAATCCGCAAGGGAAGATTTACAGGTTCAATGCACAATTAACTACGTCGGCCTGCAATTAGAATCTGGTGATATTGTTTCTGTCACTAGCGTAAATTACGGATGGGTTGCCAAGTTATTTAGAATCAATAAAGTCGTGCAGACGTTTGAGGATAGCGGACAAGTCTTAGCAAAGCTGACGCTTTCTGAATATAACCCTGCGATTTATGACGATGTTTCTATCACTCAATTTGCTCCTGTTCCTAATACCGGTATTGGAAGCCCTACGCTTTTTGGAACTGTTCCTGCTCCGTCCGTTGCGGCTCAATATCCGACAATAACCAATCCTACGTTTACGGTTCAAATTACCAGTAGTTCGGTTGGTATTATTCAATACGCAGAACTTTGGTATTCCGCGTTTGCTAATCCTACGCAAGAGCAGTTAATCTTTGCGGGAACTACAGAGATTCAACCAAACGGAAATCCGTATCCGGTTTCTACTGCGATGCCGGTTATTAGTATTTCTGACATTCCTAGTGGAAATTGGTATTTCTTTTCTAGGATGGTTAATAGCATTGCGACCAGCCCTTATAGTTCCGCTAGTTCTGTATTGCAATGGCGACCAAGCACTTTTCAGTATTCTGAGCGTTATTTGGTTGTTGCTTACGCAGATAGTATTACCGGAACAGGTTTTGATTTAGACCCAAGAGGCCATTCTTATTACGGTCTTTTAAATCAAGATAGTATTACTCCAAGCACTACTGCTTCTGATTACACTTGGTATTTGGCAGACCCTAATTTTGGTAGCGTTTACTATTTATGCTACTCAAACAGAACGGGAAGAAAGTTTAGTTTTGATACCGGATTAGCTGCGTATGCTGCGGGAACCGGCTCTTTTGTTCCTACACAAACTAATTTATTTGACCCGACTATTTGGGCTGCGCTTCCAGATGGAACAAATTACATTGACTTAGACCGTGCGACAGGTCAATTGCTTTCTACCGGAACTACCACAGTAGGAACAGGGGAAATTTCTGTAACAAATAGTCCTGACGGTAAAGTTGTTGCGTCACTTCAACAATTCTTGGATTTCGGTGGCGCTTATACGCAAACAAGTTCAGTTGCAAATCTGACTATTGACATTTATGGTCGCGTAGTAGGTTTTGAAACACCAGATAATTTTTATTTCACTAAGCAATCTTTTACCGCGACTTCAGGCCAAACGGTATTTTCTGTCACTAGGGCATCTGGTTATATCTCAGGTCAATGCTTTGTCTTACAGAATGGATGCTTATTAGATACATCCGAATACACTGATACCGGAGGTTCTACCGGAACCGTTACGTTATCTGTCGGCGCAACTACCGGAGACATTATTACGATTGTTTCGTTTAAGAGTAGCAATTCAACATCAGGTGTTTACGCTTCATTTACTAGAAATACTGCGACCCTAACAGATGCAAATGAATACACAGCTTCAGGATTTACATTAACAAGCGGATATGAATTGTTATTTTTAAATGGAACTGTTGTTAATGAGCAGGATTACAACATTTCAGACCAGACTATTACGGATTTCCCCAATGTAACATCTGGAAAATTGACAGTTATTCAATGGTCGCCTAATAATTTAACAGTTCCAAATGGCAATCCTG